ATGCTTTACTGATCGTATTAGGAATCTTTTCGTCAGGTCTGACCAAATGACCATAACCAATAGTAGGATTACCAAACTTATCAGTGTATTTGTCTAATCGTAATCCTTCATTCTCCTTAATCATTTTTCTGGTAAATCTATCAAGACCACCACCACCCATGAGGAATCCCATTGACGATGCTTCAGCAATCCTTGCCTCTGTCAAACCAGGCATTACCCTAGTTGCAGGTGTATCAAATGGAACTACAAATGCTCCACCATCTGCTTTTTGTGCAACGTACTCAGTTCCATGTCCAATAAAGTCAGGTTTATTACCATCTAGTGATACAGGATACCCTGACTGAGGACCAGAAATCCAACCACCTTTAGCATACCCATTTAAAAATCCTCCAATCATTTTTTCTGGTTCTGGGAATAAGTCAGCTTGACCGAAATCATAACCATATGACTTAACTTTCCCTGTTTTTAACTGTTCAATTTGTTCTTGAATTTCAGAACCCATTCCACGGATGTATTTGTCAAACCAACTTAATCCTGCATATTGTTCCTCAAGTGCTGCTATTTTATCAGCATTTGATCCCTCTTGCTCATTTATATTCCTTTCCTGTTCATTAACAGTACCAGGAAATGCTCTAGGAATTAAATATCCTGCAGTAAACAGTCCAGTAGCGAGAACTAATGGATGTTTTGCTAGTAATAATGCTGCATTTGCAAGACCAGTAGCAAACGATGTTAAAACTGTTTTGAAAGCTAGAACTGTACCGATGGGATTTGTAAGTATACCAATCCCTAACCAAGCTGCACCTAATCCCGTCATTGCTTTCAAGAGACCTCCTAACCTCTCTCTAAGCGTAGCTTCGTCTTTCAATAGATCATATAATCCATCAATAGTATTATTGATAGAGAATTTTGCCCATCCAGATATAAATTTAAAGACCTTATGAAGAGTTTCTAAGATCGTTACCACTTTATCTTGATTTTTTGGATTTGACAACCATTTTAGAGCAGGTGAAACTAAAAAGAACTTTAAGAAAGAACCAATTAATCCTAAGAGTGACTCCCAGAAACTAGCTATTTTACCTTTAAATAAACTATCAAAACCTCCAAATTTCTTTATCTTTCTAGGTTTTGGGAAAACTGGTTTGAATCTTTGTTTTGCTCTTTCTTTATCTGCCTCTAGTAATGATAATTGAGACCTCCTAATTTCTGTGACAACCTTACCTAAAGAATTTACCGTTGCTCCTAAGTTATTAGTTGCAGTTGTTTGCAACTTGATAGTCTTAGTTAAGTTTACAGTCTTTCTTGAACTACGAGTCTGAGCTCCACCCTGTGTGCGACCACCATCGGGATCTACAAACTTGTAAAAATTAATTTTGGCACCTGTTTTATTTAATGCCATTTATCACCTCGATTGTGTTGAAGATGGAGCAACAAGATAAGTATCACCGCTATTTATAGGTACAGGGGTAGGTGCAGGAATCAACTTCTCAACAATTAAAGGAACTGGTAAGAATTCAATAGCAGTCTGCATAGCATACTCAGCATTGAACTTATTATCACGAAGTAATGCTCTACCTTTATCTAATACACCTAAAATTCTAGGATCAACTCCTAACTCAGGTGCTAACTCTCTCAAACTATCAATATAATTACCTGATTGAGCACCACTTAGTATAGCATTGTATATACCCTTCATACCTGCTTTATCTGCTACAGCACCTATGGCATTCATAGCGGAGAACTGATATCCATCTCCACCAAGAATCTTTGCCATGCCAGGTATACTCATAATATTAGGAACATTACTTACAAGACCTCGAATACCAGGTACTGCTCCTAAAATACCTTGTAATTGATTTTTTTCTAACCAGTTACCAAAATTCTCAATACCACTTGATACACCTGGGAACATACCAACAACTTCACCAATAGCACCACCCATATTACCTTGTAGTAGTTGCATACCAATCTTACCAAACCTACTATTTTGGATAGAAGCAACAGTATTAGTCAAGAAGTTACTAGCTTTACCAAATATGTTAGCACCCTTAGTATAAAGATTAGAAATACCTCGACCAAACTTACTCATACGCAAGTTCATCAACCAGTTTGGAGTGTCAACTACTGATTTTGCAGTAGAACCAATCGCAGCAAAATTACCTAAAGCACCAACACCACTGGTGATTGCACCTAAAATATTACCTTGTGAAAGGCTAGTTACAGCGTTTATAGCTTGAACTACAGGACCAATGCCAGGAATAAATGATAGTGCTGTATTAACTATAGGATTGCTAACTACATCAACAACTGTATTAACAACACCACTAACAACGTTAGTTACACCCTTTACAACACCAGAAACTGCCTTAGTTATTCCTCTAAACAAACCACCAATAAAATATTCTGGTAATTCACCACCGTGCTCTAAACCAAAGAAACCTAAACCAAATAGTCCTTTTTTCTTTTTGGGTTCTTCTTTTTTATCCTCGACAATCGGTTTTGATTCAATTCTGTTTAGATTTTCAATCGCATCATTAGTAATAATTTGTCCTTGTGCCTGTTTTAATGCAGTCAGAGTTGCCTCTGTCATTCTAAGGATCTGCTTATTAGTTCCCTCTCCAGTTAATCCACCAAAAGTGATAATATTTTCAAATACACCACTAAATCCTTGTGTTTTCTTTCTTTGATTTTCTACTAATTGTTCGTACCTAGCAATTTCAGCTGCCTGTTGCTCTTTAGACAGTCTTTGGAAGGACTTAACTTTATCAGCAATTTGTTTTTGTTCTAAAAGACTAAATCCTAGACCAACTAACCAATCAAGACCAATACTAATACCTAAAGTTGCACCACTTTTTAATACAGAACCTGGATTAATTTTAGGAAGTTGAAATTTAGGTTTTACTACATTACCCGTAACCTTAGGTTTTTTAAATGTATTCTTTATACTATCAAACGCTCTGGTAAAAATATTACCTTTAGGAATTGGTTTAGAAACTGTAACCTTAGGTTTTGATTTAAAGGGATTAAGGTTTTTAAGAGTTTCTCTAATACCACTAAGAGGACCTGCAGATTTTCCAGTAGAGGTAGTGACTTTAGGTCTAAAATTTTGACCTGGTCTTGTTTTTGGTGAGGGTTTAGGTCTGATTTTACCACCAGTAATGATATTCAACATATTGAGAATATCAGTAATAATCTTCCATGGAGCCATTAGGTATCTCAACCCAATAACACCAGTCATTAACTTACCTAAACCTTTGATTCTACCAATTAAACTTTCATCTTTTCCGAATAATTGATTGAATCCTGCGATTAAATTATCACCAATAATCCATTTACCAAAACCATATATTTTATCGAATACAAATTTAGTTTTCTCAAAGAAAACTGTCATTTTTTTAATATTTTCTTCGTCAGATGCCCAATCAAGCAACTCTTTCAGTGCGACAGTGGCATATATTTTTACAAAAAGATCAATGAATGGTTGTAATAAAGGTCCTATCCATCCAAGTGTTTTACTAAGAGCACTGTTTACAGCACCTTTAGCAATATTGTTTTTCTTTAATTTTTTCTTCTTTTGATCCTTAAAATACTGAGACAGATATCTTGTACTAAATTGTTCTTGGAGAGCTTCTGCCTCCGTATCCATTTGTTTTCTTCTTTGTTTTCTATCTGCTATTTCAGCTCTATCTGCTTCTTTTACTCTTAAATTGGTAATTTTATTGATATCTACAACTTGATTACCTAAACCAGTTATGGTTGATCCTAGTCTATTTGTGGCAAGTAAACCTTGTCTAGCTGCAGCAACTTCTGGAGCAGATGACTTACCTGCACCAGGACTAACAAACTTATAGACTTGTAACTTAGCCATTTACTGTTGTGATTGTTGCTCCTTCATTCGTTTTTCTTCCTCTTTTAGGAAATTAACCAATAAATTGACATATACTTCCTTTTCCCAAGGCATGAGATCGTCAATATATTGCATATCCCATTTATGATGATGAATTAAAGCAAAATTGCTTTCATAATAACCTTTTAGGTCTTGATGAAGGAGTGCTACGCGAAAAAAGACGCTAACCCTTCCAGAACCACTTCACTTTCAACATTTGTGTTGGGATTAGTTACCTGTATCTTATGAGAAAGTTTTGGCATGGTTTCAAAGAACTTTTGAATCATAGTGAACTGTTTAGTGTCCATTGAATCAAAAAACTCAAGAATCTCTTTTTTAGGTGTGTCTGCACAATCATATACTTGTTCAGTATCAGAAATTGTTTCGAGACAACTAGATGCCATGTCAAAAATTTGATCCATACCTGGTGCTTCATCACCGATAAAGTTCATATTAATAAATGTATCCAGTTTTGGATATCCCATAGTAATGGTAACTTCATCAGAAATTTTTAGATCCTTTTTATGTCCTCTAGTCTTAGTGACTTTGATTTGATCCAAAGGAATTTCAACCTCAACAGGAGTTTCTCCATCATCAGGGCAAGTGACTGTCAACTTAATAGTTTCACCAACAGATTTAGTTCTAATCTGTAAGAAAATATATTCAATATCAAATGTTGGTAGTTGATCAACATCTTGAACGTCAGTACATGCTGTAATGATGTCTGTAACTGCTGTAATTAGGTCTGATTGTTCACCAGATTCAGTTGCTAGTAGTAGAAGTTTTTCTTCTTTTACTAAGAAAGGTCTGTAATTTACAGTTCTTCCATCAGAAGGCAACTTAATTTTGTACTTAGGTACATTCAGTTTTGGTAATGCCATGAAATTATATTTCAATTCAGTAACTTTATTTAGGCAAAAACCCTAGGGGTCAAATTTTTGGCGGGATTTTTTTTGCCCTTTTCTGGGAAATAAAAGTTGATTTTCGTTTTAGAAGTCTCCTACACCAGTGTTAACCAAGTTTGGTAGGAAGTTTTGAGACTCTGAAGTGTTTCTTCTAAATTTAAACCTACCATCATCAGTAAAGTCATCCTCAACAGCAACACGATACCTTTCATATAAAAACCCTACAGTTAGAGTCATAGCTCGTGAAGTGTCATTGTTTAGTTGAGTTGACCCTATATTATAAGGAAAAAGATTACGAATCTCATACATCGCTGTAAGTTTATGTTTTCTAAAGTTATAGATTGGATCTCCTGTTTCTTTGTTAACAAAACCCTGTAACTTAGCATCGTTACTAATGAAATCACCACCACCTCGTTCCCATTTATAGATTCTTAAGGCAGGACACACATAGTTATCATAAAATTCCGACATTTGATTTGCATCTGGCACCATTCTAGACACCCACCTCTCAAAAAATATACGAGTTTGTTGAGACTTAGGCATGATAAATGACATATTTAACTGACTATATGCTGCAGCAGTTGCATATTTAACAGCAGCACCAACATTAACAGTAGAACCAGTAGTTACCTGTTTACTAGGCATGTTAACTGATTGACAATAAAGATTGAGTAAATCTCTCATCTTGGGTTCACCAGGATTCAACCTTAAGGTTTTACTTCCTCCTTTTATCGTTAAGTTGTTTTGTAATATTCTTGGCGGTGAGAAATGAACCGAAAATAAGTTACTAAAACTAGGTTGCTGATCATATTTTTTACTAAACGCAAGAAATTCCTGATAAGAAGGGTACGCAGCCTCTTCGTTTGGCAAACCTGATGTGCTGTTCTCTACAACAGTGCCAGCTACCTGACTTAATGCTGTGAAAATGCTTCCAAATACCATTAGACTTTTAACTCCTTCTCTGTAATTAACTTAAATTCCCAGTTGTTATCTTTGCAGAACTCGGTTGCTGCTTTCCACTTTGCTTGGTTGACACTCCATGTAACAACCTCGTTAACATAACGTTTAGTGATCCTTTTTTGTGTTTTAGGTTCCCTTGTTTGTTTTAAGGGTTTGACCTCAACTAAATACTTCCTGTTCTGGATTTTAACGTAAAAATCTGGGAAGTATCGGTGCCTTTTACCATCAACAGGAGAAACATAAGGGATAATGATCTCTTCACTACCCCATTCCTGTATAGAAGGGGTGTAATCACACCATTTCATAAATTTGTACTCCCAAGATGACCTATAAACGACGTTAGATGCGTCACCTTTGTACTTTCTTGGAAAGTTAGGTCGATATTTACCTTGATATCGCATAAATACATAAAGATCCCATAATATTTAGGTAGTTTCCTTGTCAGTATTCAAAGACGATAATAGATATAATCTAACCATGAGATACCCTTACAAGGCTCCTGTGTCTAGTGCGGAAACTTTCTTGGGAGATGATGCCACGGGTGCTACTGGCATGATTGACTATTTAAAGATTCGTAGACAGAGAACAACATATAGAGATGGAAAATACTATGGAGCGAACACAGATTTTCTCCCTAGTTCAGACGGAGTAAAAAATCAACATAGATCTACAGTTTATCTATCATTACCTGCAGGTATCAATGCTCAGTATCAACCAGTATATCGCCAAGTTAACTTAGGTGTAGGTGGTGCTGCAGCTATCGATGCCTTAGGAGCAGGTAGTGCAGAATCATTAGCGGTATCTCTTCAAAATGCAGCATCTGCTCTTAGACCAGAGTTTTTAGCAAGTGCTCTTTCTCAAGGTGCGAATGCTGTATCTGGATTTTTTGGTGTTCAAGGTAACTTAGATGCAAGTGTTTTATCAGGTTTAAGTTCGGGAAAAGTGTTCAACCCATACACTGAACAACTTTTCAGTCAAATGAATTTTAGAAATCATAGTTTCAATGTTAAAATGCTGGCAAGAAACTATAGAGAGGCACAAGAAATTAAGAATATAATTCAATATTTAAAAGTGGGTGCTCATCCTCAAGTTACAGGTGGAGATTTCAACCTGTTTAAAAGAATTAATGATACGGATGCTAAAGAGGGAAGTGCTTATCATAATAATTCAGACTTTCAAGATGAAGCTGGTGATGAATTTAGTGATTTAATAGGAAATAACGGAGCAATAACTAATCTAAATGATCAAAAAAGATTCTTTCAAATTCCTGACCATTATGATTTGGATTATCTTCGTATTGATCCTGATATGATGCTAGATACAAGTAATGGTTTAGATCCAGAGTTGTCTGCAACTCAAAGATTACACTATAGAATGCAAGCTTGTGTTTGTTCTGGAATTAATGTTAATTATACTCCTGACAACCAATATACATCATTCAAAAGTGTCAACGGTACAATGATTCAAGTACCCGCAGTCATTTTAAACATACAGTTCACAGAAGTTAAACTTCTAAATCAGGACGACATTCTCGCAGGTTTCTAACATGGCATATTTCGATTTTTTACCTAATGTTTATGTTGGCGAAGGTGTCAACACAGAGGAGGCATACAAGTATCGCCTAGTAAAGAATATCTTTAGGAGAATCATACCTAGAGAAGATTTAGATAGATACACAACATTTTTTGAAAGAACTTCAATTCCATCTGGTTCTAAACCATCTGACCTTGCTGAAAAACTTTTTGGTGATCCATTCTTAGATTGGGTTATTTTAATGACTAATAATATAACAGACGTATATGAACAGTGGCCGAAGACTGAATCTGAATTGCAAAGATTTGTAAGAAATAAGTATGGTAATCCAGATGATGTTCACCACTATGAAACTCAAGAGGCATTATATAATGGTGTAGTTTTTATAAAAGCAGGAGTACAAGTCAATTCTACTTGGAGAACTACTCTTCCAGACGGAACTACATTGAGTGAAGGATTATCAATTTATCCTGTATCGAACTATGAACATGAAACATTTATCAATGAACAAAAACGTTTTATATTAGTTCCTACCAATCAAATAGTTAATAAATTTGTTGATGAGTTTGAAGAACTTGTTTCTTATGATGCACATGCAGAACTAGATGAAGCAGGTAATAAGAAAACTCCTCTTAGTATATCATCTAGGTTTACTAATCAAGCAGGTTCTGCTGTTGGTTCTACAGGTTTATTGACATCTCCTACAGGTGCAGTTACATCATACGATTTCGGACCTACTGCAGCAGGTGTATCTTCTGGAACAACAACAGTAAGTAACACAGGTACAACTACAACATCTACTACAAATGCAACGACAAGCACGTCCTCCACTTCGAGTTCCAGCAGTAGTTCTTCTTCTAGCTCCTCCTCTAGTTCTAGCAGTTCTAGTTCAAGTTCTAGCGGCTCTTCTGGATCTGGATATGGTGGATACTAAAATTAGCTAATGCGTCATCTATAGCATCACTAGGATCAGTGGCATTTGCTTTTATCTGTTCTTTTTGTTGATTTTTGATAAACGCATTTTGCATAGCTGCCCAGTGGTTGATATTATAAACATCTAACTCTTGAGATTGTGCTGCAGCACACCATGCTAGTGCACCAACAACTACAGTAGTATAAATTTTAATCATCTTTTTTTAAAACTACAACAGGTGCGATCACACGATGGAACTCTTTAAAGTATTCCATTCGATCCTTTGCGTACTCTCTTTGTTCTGGTTTCTTTTTCTTAGGCATTAGAAAGAAGCTTCTAGATCACAGACTTCATCATAACATATAGAATACGTTATGTCATCTTTCCAATATGAAGTATAGAGTTTGTCCCATATTAAAGTAAACTCCTCTAAATTCAAATTCTTAAAGAGGACTTTCTCTTGAAAGTAAACGTGGTAACTTTGAGTCATTCTCCTAGTGTGTGAATTACTGGTTTTTCATGTAGTAATACTTTATATAGTTCTGGCACTTCTGCTGCAGACACTGGTATAAACTCTAGTTTAGAATCAAATCCTTCATATCTCTTTGCCTGATTGATTACTATTGAACCATCTTCACCAGATTTTGATCTATGATATGTGTGTCTAGGAATAATTAATGCACCACTATGCACGTTTAAATGAACTATATGATATGGATACTTCCAATCAAAATTAACTAATTCAAATTGTCTTTCACCAGATACAACTCTATTATAGTCATCTTGACACCCATGAATATAAAATTGTTTTGCACCCACTAAGTCATTAGGTGGAGATATAGCAGCACCACTATGAACAACAAGATCAGAAGCATTCGATTCGTCCACTGATATGTCATAAAAAATTACATCTTCTGTCTCTCTAAAAACTCGATGCTTTTTGAATAGAACGTCACTCATAAAAAACTAAAGGGGTCAAATTTTTGGGGGAATTTTTTTTGCGGTTATCTGGTAATTAAAAGTTGATTTCAGATACCAGATCCAACATAAGGTTTAGCAGGTATGTCCCCATCACCTTCATCCTCATCCTCTTCTTCAATCTCTTGTATGCGTGCGTCTAATGATTGCATTAGTTTATCATCATCATACTCATGACCACTATCTAGTTCTGGATGAACCATTCTAGTTACCATCCTTGTAGGTGTATATGCTTTCATCACTTCACCATAAGATTTATTTGGTGTTCTATTCATCTCCTTTTGAATATCGGTCATACTTTTAAACATAAAAGCAAACGTAGCACCGAAAAGTGCTACGAAAAATATAAGGTATATGAATACTGTTAGGTCGTTCATCGATTGAATAGTTTTTGTATTGGTACCTGTTTTAATTTATCTATTACATCCACTTCAACTCTGTCAACAATTTTATCAAGAACATCAATATCAATCTCCATGAATGGTGGAATGATACCTAACAATCTTAGCAAACCATCAACGAATAATGCAAGAGCAGTGAATCCTAAGATCATACTGATGACAGTAGCATCACGATTATGTTTTGCCATAGATGCTTCATCAATTTTCCTTGCTTCATCAACTGCTTTTTCAACAGCCATTGCAACAATTACATCTACTTCTGCTTTAGTATATGCTACTTTACGGATTCTTTCTTCCGTCATACTGCCTCCTATTTCTGTAAGGGGGAACTCTTTTATTAAATCTACCATTAACCTCCTGCCATGTCACACCCTACAGTACTACCTACTAAAACACCTAGTGGAATTGCCCACCATCTACCATCACCTCTTGACATTGCAGCAGCAGCACCGCCACCTACCAATGCACCAGCGATCTTACCATCACCACATTCATTTCCATCAGGTGAAGGTGTTCTCCAAGGAGTTGAATGAGAAGGTCTGTATGCATGATCATATCCGCAAGGGATTCTTACCTTTTCATTGTAGGTTCTTACATAACCTGGTGATCTTGATGTACCAGGAACATACTCTTCACGATACTCGTAACGGAAACAGTTATTTTCATAAGCATAACCTGATTGAGAATCAAACAACCTCTGCTGTTGATATGCTTCACGATTACTACGATCTCCAATACTTTCTGTTGCATTTACAGGAACAGATGATAGGAGTAAAATTGCTGCTAGTGTTGCTTTCATGGGAAACTTTTGTCTATAGTTATATTATAGCAAAAAAGGGAGTGAGTGCCACTCCCCTTGTGCCAGTTTATAATTAGTCCTCTTCGGCAAGTTTTGCGAAGTAAGACATCGTATCCTCTTCATCCTCTAAAGGAGAGGCAGCAACTGCTTTCTCTCGAAAGTCAGATACTTCTTTACCCCAGTTCTTGCCTTCACTTAAATCTTCTAGAGGACTTTCCTCCTCAAGAGTTTCAGCATCAAACTTAACTGTAGGATTTGTTTTACCTAAGACTAGATCTAAACGTCCTTTAAGTTTTTCATATGTCTTAAAGTTTTTAGCATCTTCAAACTCAGCAAGAGAGTATCCCTCTTTCCAAATCTGTTCTAGACGCTCGTCATCGAAGTCACCAAGTGTGTTTGGTTGAGCAAACTCAGACTTATCATAGTTCCAGTAACCATCTACCTTGCGTATCTTCAATTTGAAGTCAGCACCCTTCCAGAAATTGAAAGGATCGATAGGTGTCTCATCAGCAAATGCAGGTTGCATTGCTTCAACGAGTTTGTCAAAGATCTTCTTACCATACTTATAAAGAAATACTCTTCCTTCATTTTCTGGGTGTGCAGGATCAGACACAACATAGATGTTGCTGTAGTAAGATAACTTACGTTTCTGAGCACGAGCGATATTCTTATCTGACTCTTTGCCACTGTTCCAAAGTTCCCTGTTCAATTCTCCAACGGGATCATCCTTACCAATAGTAGTAAGAGAGTTCTCGATGTACCATTGTCCACCAGGACCTTTGAAGGCATGACTCCAGATCTTTGCCCAAGGCATTTCCTCACCATCTGGTGCAGGAAGGAATCTAATAACAGCATAACCGTTACCAGACTTGTCCAACTCAGGTTTCCAAAGACGCTCATCAGCACCTCC